TAGGCTGCTACAGGTTGTTCACTGGTAGCGGCGGAAAGGGTAACAGACTTGCCGCGTACTTTGATCTCAAATTCATCGCCAGGCTTAAAGCCCATCTCTTGAACGTAACCTTCACCGATGGACAGTTTGCCGTTGAACTGCACTTTGGTCTTGTAGGTCAGGCTGCGACCACGTTTAGCAGCAGGCTTCAGTTCAAAACCTTTCGCTTCGAGCAGTGCTTCGTAGAACTGGGTGAAGCAGAGCTTGTCACCTTTGACGTAGCCACACTCGCGGACGAGATCAGACTTGTTCATGTCGCCACATTCTTTGACTTTGGCGATGAGTTCAGAGCCGGTGAGCATTAGTAGGGTAAAACCGGGACGCTGCTGAGTATAGCCTTAGTAGAGCCTGATGCCAGTACCTCTGCCAGCACCAGCGTGAAGTGGGTTGAACTCGCGCCAGACTAGGTAGCCAAGGGCGTCATTCATGTGGTCATGTCCTGCATCCTTGTCAGGATCTCCCTTTTCTGTGTAGCACTGGAGTTCTAGGCATTCGATCAGACGCTTGCAGGTATGGCTGACCTGTAGGCGCACCTGTCCTTTGCCGTTTTCTAGCAATGCTTGGACAGCAGCAACACGGTCACGCACTGGCGGGTTTGCCCGTGGTGATTGGTTTGACATGCCGTAGCTTTCAAGGATCTGGATGTCGGTTTGACTGGCGTTGGTGCTGCGGTTACCACCGGAGGCGTCAGGGTAGATGTAGATCCTGCGGTCTGGGTAGCGTGCTTTGATCTGCTGCGCTAGGGCATCGGTGTCGTGAGCGCCGCTGATCTCGTCGATGACTAGCAGGCTGCTGCCTAGTTTGACACCGATGATGGCTGACATGTTGCCAACGTTGAAGTCAACGCCGATGCGTAGCGGTTCGCGTTCTGTGTTTGGCAGGCTGCTGACGACGTGTTTGGTGCGGTCGAAGCGGTCGTAGATAACGCCAGTTGTGAGGTTGACAAACTCACCTTCTAGGTAAGCCTTTAGCAGGTTGGGGTCGTAGTTGGCTTCTAGACGCTCGATGAAGTCTGGCGGCAGGTGCGGATTATCTGATGACCGCATCTTGATCAGCTTGCGATCATCGCGGTCTTTAGCCTGCTCGCTGCCAAAGGTTGTCCACATCCAGCGGAAACCCTCTGGTGTGGATGCTGCGCCAAATTGACGCACGTTGCCGGAGCGTAAGCGACCAAGTATTTTGGGAAACGCTTTGTTAGCAATGCTCGGCGTTACGGTGTCGATCTCATCGGCTAACACCCAAGCAAGGTTCAAGCCGATAATGCGTGACCAGTTCTCGAAGCTACGGCACAGGATCTTGGTATCACCGCCTGGTAGATGAAGCATGTATTCAGGGAGCGGTGATGCCCTGAATGTGTAGGGGATTTCGTAAGCCTCTAGGAACTGCTCGAAGTCGTTCTGCCAAATGTCACGGATCAAAGGTCCGGTCGGTTCCATGACCGCGCCGATAAAGCCTTGATTAGCGGCTGCGAGCATCACAGCTTTGGCACATAACGCTCGCGTTTTACCTGCGCCGTACCCTGCGCTGATGCCGATGATTTGCGTTGCGGTGTCGTCTACGAAGGCAAGCTGCCCAGGATGTAGATCAGCCTTGATGCGTTCTAGAAGCTGCTGAGTGTCCTGTTGAGTGCTGGCTTCCATAAAGCCCAGCAGTGAACCGGGTTCACAGATGCCAGCAAGAACGCTCATACAGGGCGATTGATGACGGTTTTAACGGTGCCGTCAGGTTTAACAGCGATAACTTTATGCAGGTGCTGTTGACCGGGCTTTACCTTGAGCAGGCGACCTACTGCGGTGACGGTTGGTTGGGTCATTTGCGTTTGCGTGCGGTTTTCTTGGCTGCCTTGCCAACCGTAACCATTGGCAGGCTCGCCATTCTTGCATCCGCCATTCGCTTTTCTCTGGTTTGCATCCAATTATTTTGCGCTTTCCGAGTCCTAGCAAGTCCTTTTGCATTTCTAATTTCCCTATTGGCCGCTTCTCCGCCTTTATAAATTTTCAAGGCGGATTCAGTTCTTAACTGTGACCGCACTTGCGGTTTTGTTAGGCGGCGATTACCTGGTAGCGGCTTGGCTGCAGCGGTTCTGGACACATTGGCTGCAGCTCTTGCTTGGCGGCGAGCAGCATTCTTTGCCGCAAGGCGCTCTTTAGCTTGTCTTAAATTGCGTTGTGCGGCAATAGAGTTATCTTTGCCAGGTAGTTTGCCAGTGGCAAGGAATGCTTGTGCTCGCTCAAGTGTTGCTTGACGCTTGTATGACCGTTCACGCTGATTACCTTGTGTTGCGCCAACGCGTTCGAAGCGATTGATAACGCTCATTTTGGCTTTTTCTGCTGCCAACTTGCGTTCTACGCGGCTTTGTACCTGCTGCTTTGTGTTGCCTGTTGTACGCGGTTTAGCAACAGTAGATGTTGGACGTGCGCCTTTCATCGTTGCACCCTTACCAGCTTCAAGCCTGCTTTTCTGCCCTGGCGTGACAACTGATGCACGATCAGCACGCATTGCACGACGCGCTTGCGTCTTGATTTTCAAGCGATCTGTTGCCGCTTGCCTTGCGCTCGAAACCTGAGGTTTAGCTTTGACTTTAGCTGGTTTTAGTCCTTTGGGCTTGGCAACAGTGCCGCTAGCCTTGCCACCGCTCAGTTTTGTGGTCTGAGTTGCACGCTTGTTACCTGCTGCAGTACGCAGGCGACCACCCCGCGCTGTGGCGCCAGTGCTAGCGAAGCGACCCCGATTATCGCGTGTATAGCGGCGTGCCATGGCGTTAGCAAGTCATGAACCAGTCTAAGGCTCACGACATTGGGAACTGAAGGAGTTTGGCTTGATCTTCTAAGGCTTTGATGGCGATAGCAAGGTTGCCGCGAGAGCGTGCTTCACGTTCGTAATCTTGAAGGCGAGCGATAGCAGCGGCTAGCCATTCTGGGCGTTCTAGAGCAGCGTCTAGCTTTTGTAATTCTCTAGCGCGAGCGATATAAATTTCAGTTTGGCGTTCACCTACGCCCCAGTTCTCCGAAGCAAATCGAATTATTTGCGTTCTACTATTTGCGTGCAGGAGTAGATCGTAGATCGCATTAACGCGATCCTCGGATTCAGCTTTGGTGCATTTCTTGCCCATAGCCTAGATGATAGCCGATTTTATTATGGCATAAGAGGGTAGCAGGGAATATGTTAGTGGGTCAATGGTTTTGGTCAAGTTGACGAAGTTGGTTGATTTTTGGTTCAACGAGGTGGTGTGAGGAAACGGTGCCGCAGGTGCTGCCGATGCAAACGCGAACGCAGCCATCAGGCAAGTTTTCCAATGTCGGCTGGACGGATGTAGCGGCAGATTCGATCAGTGAGTTCAGGCGGTCTCTGGGGATCATGACGCCGGCGGTAAAGGGCTAGGTAGTAGTCATCCAGCAGTTTGAGCATTTCCTGCGGTGTTGCCTGCGGTGGTTTGCGTTTGGGCATTGGTGGTGGGGTTGTAGACGGTGTTGAGGACAGCGGCGGCAATGGCTTCGATGATTGGGCGTGGCGCACAACCGCGAGAAGCGCCTACAGCGGCCTGTACAGCGCGGTGGTAGGCGTTAAGGGTCAAGGGGGCTACAGAGCCGCTAGCGCCTACTGCAGGGTCACCTAGGGCGCGTAGGCGCATCAAGGTTGAGCGATCCATGCCAAGGGCTTGAGCTTGGCGGGTGATATGGGCGTTTTCGGCAGCGGTCAAGCCGACTTTGACAGCGGTGCGTTTTTCAGTCATCAAAAGGGCAGTGGCGGTTCGTCGTTATTAGCAGCGTCTGGTGACGGTGCCTGAGGGTAAGGCGATCTAGAGCAAAGGCGCACGTCAAGGTCAGGACGCAGGTTGCGCTTACGCAGGTTTGGGTTGCCAAGGCGTTCAACAGCGATTGCCTCAGGTTTGGACTCAGATGAGACCATCCACCCATTAGCCCATGAGCCGTCTGGCTGACATAGCTCAACAGAGGCACCGATCACAAAGGGGGTTGAGCTGCTTTCACGCAGGGGGGTAAACCCCCCTCCTTGGATTTGAGGGGGTAAAGGGGGAAAAGGGGGTAAACCCCTTCTGGCGTATATAGAAGGAGGGTTTACCCCCTTTTGGACAGTTTTCCCCCCCGGTTCTGGGGAGGGGGGTAAATCCCCTCCTGATCCAGCGTCACCGATCAAAATCGGGCTGAACAAATTGGCTGGACGCCCACCGTCAGCGCCTGGTTCAAGCACCCCGTTGAGCTGCGCTAACCCCTTCTTGATGAGACTGCGAAGGCTGCGGTCAACCTTTTTACTTGGCAGGTTCAGGTGATCTGCTAGCTCCTTGACGGTCACGGCGAAGCCAAGCTCAGCGCGCTGCACCATGTAGTCATACATGTCCGCCTGGCGACCACTGAGGTCTTCCTCCGCGTCTGCAGCAGCCTCTAGGGCTAATGCGTGATCGCCATCGCCATGGTTGATCCAACCGTCGTCTTGCAGCTCCACCAGCAGCGTCGTGCTTTTGGCGCGACCTTGCGTTTTGAGCACCACACGGTGATCGGTCTGCAACTGCCCGTCTGAAGGCGCACGCAGCCAGTTCATCAAGATCAGCTGTGATGCGGCTGCAGGCAGGGCGTTGGAGCCCCTGCTGGCATTGGTGGCATTGCCACCTGCAACGCTCTTGTTGGCGTGGT